GGAGCTTCGATCTCAGGAGCTTCCTCGATCAGCGGCTTCTCCTCCTTCTTAGCACCGTGTGCAGCCTTCTCAAGCTCATCAATGATCTTGTAGTAGACAGGAGCCGTCGGAGTGACCTTGCCGTCTTTATCGATGGTCGCAACCACCTTATCGTCTTTCGTTCGGATGATCTCGCCATCCTTACTGATGTATTTTGCTTTCATTCTGTTGGTTTCTTTGGTGCTGGGATTAGGTGGTCGCTATCATTGTAGAGTGACCGGAGAAATTTAAGGACGATCCCAGCACCTGCTTTGTGTGAGTCCGGCATGTCATCAGCCAAGACGATCTGGTCAGTTATTAAGTCGAGTAGAACCTCGCCCTTATCACCGAGCATCGCCTGTTTTGCTAGACCCTCTTGGATCTTGGTCATTCTTACTGTGGTCATGGCTATTCTTTAGTTTAGGTTAATCAACCTAGAGCCCTCGTTGAGTTGTTTTTCAATCGAGTCAGCTTTAGCTCTAAGGGATTGGATCATTTCCATACACTCCCTACGAGTAGACACCTGAGTGCCTAGCTTTAAGCCGCCCTTACTAATTGATGCAACCAGATCACTGAGAGTCTTCTTCCCAAATCCTCTATATTTAAGCAGATGAGCAGGAGTTTTACTTAGAATCCAATTCAGTGACGTTATCGGATCACGATCTTTAGGGATATATTCATCCTGAAATGAATTTATTCTCTTAACAAAGAGGATGAATTTCTCTGGTAGAGATATCCCAAACTCCTTGCAATCTTCCAGTAATGACTCGATGCCATTACTGTTAATGTCTGTTTCTGTGGTCATAAATTATTGTCCTCCCATCATGCCAGCCAAATCAACACCAGCACCGGATAGATCCTTCGCAGCTTTAGCCGCTCCAGGAACCGCTTGCATGGCTTGAGCTTGTTGTGCTGCCTGCTGTTTACCCTCTTGGTAATCCTGCCATTCCATCTCAGACATGAGTTCGTCCTCGTCCTGCCCCGAGTCACGCCAGATACGTCGAGCAGTCTCCTCGACCTTGGTCACGTCAACAGGAAGTCCAGCAGCACCGAGGTTAGCCATCATGTCGAGGAGGTTCATGGCCTCAAGTGCCTTTGAACGCTGGTGGTTTAAAGAGATGGCATTCTCGTAAGCAAAGATCGGCATGTGGAATTCTCCAGTCTTTTCGTCTCTCGCCTCATCGGGAAGATCAATCAAGCCAGCTTCAGCCAGTCCGTTGAATGCCCATCGGATAACTGGCTCAGTGTGGTCCTTGGTCAGTGCCGTGATCGTAGGATCGATCTGGGCATTATGCTCTCCCTGCATCGCGTTGATCTGCGTTGCTGTGACATCACCTTGAAGGCGAGAGAACATTGAGAACAGCGGACCATGGAATGCCTCGTCAATTGACTCACGAAGCATCTTCCAAACCTCAAGACCAACAGTGTAGTTTCCACCGGATGAAAGCTCCCTTGGCCAAGCGTTCGGATTAAGATCAGAAACGTAGGTCACTTCAGCAGCCCCCAGTCCGATACCCTCTTCTTTCATCGATGCCGGAGCGATGACAGGAGGGACAGCAGCACGCTCACCCATAACCATCATGAACTTGGCAGCGTAATTCGCTTTGTAACCATCAGGAAGAACCTCCCACGCCGGAGAATATCCCCAAGGTGAGTCAAACACCTCATAGCGTGATGCTACGATCTGGAAAACGTCATTGCCGGAATCGAGGATTGTGTGCTGTCCACCTGGCTCAACGACCATTACCCGGTAGTTCATGCCTTTGTTGCCCTTATCCTTGTCAATCTCCCACTTGGGACGACGCTCGATCAGCATCGTGAAATCATGGCATTGATCACGCTTGTTGATGTCCAATGCCTCCTGCTGCATCTTGGACGATAGGTTCTTCAATCCCCACTCTTCAGCAGCTCGGTGTGCGCTCCAATGGTATTCGCAGGCAAACGTCTGGACTCTAGTCCTTGAGTCATGGTCGATAACGTAGGTCATCGGCTCATACTTCCTGAAATTCATGACCTTCTGACCGTAGTCGTCGTCGATCCACTCCATCGCCATCGTCCCAGTGCCTAGCTGAGAACGATGAGTGATAACTCCGTGATTCTGGTGGTGGAAGTTTGAAGCTCGCAGATAGTGGAGAAGACCTTCACCAGCCTCACGGTATTTCTTGATCGCGGATTTGTTTTTACGCATCGACCAAGGAGGAGTGGTTTTAACCCAGTCCCGATCCCGAGCGAACAACATCGAGGTAATTCCGTTGGCCTGCATACGGCTCTTGGTCCTCAGAGTCGTGTCGTAAATCTCAGCATGCGGCACCATTCCATGCGTCTTCGCTCCTTTGGCGTTGTTGAAATACTTGGCGTTAGTGAGAAACCCAACCTCGTTCCACAACCACTCGTGAGGAGATCGAATCGTCTTGAGTTGCTCACATCTAGCGATGACTTCTTTTGCTGTCATTACCCTAAAACAGATGATGCGTTATACATTCCACTCTCCCCGGCAAACGTGGATGCCTGGAATCCTCGACGACGACGCAACTCGTCTGCCGAGTCATCTTGAGAACGCTGAATATCAATCGCGCTCTGTCGTGGAGTTGCAGCTATTGCAGCCTGTTTTGGACTCTTAGGACTTCCCATGCGCGATGAATAGCACGGAAATTAGCCATAAGTCAACATTATAACCCACCCACTTTGATGGCAGCTCTCCTTATGGATGGTCCGCTAGTCTGGAATGCCGAAAGCTCTGGCACCATTCTGTTCTTGAGAGCCTCGGACCAATAGCCGAACGCATCGCAATTCTTCACGATCACCCCATCAGCTAGAGAGAAGTGACCAGAAACAGGGACAGTGATACACCAAACGTCAATCTTGCCCGGCAACTCTCTCACGCTGACGACGCGCACCTGCTCTGTTTTTGCACTCATATGTGCAATATTTCTGGATTCTCCCTGCTCGTTTAATCCCTTGGAAATCATCTCCGCAGTGTTCGCACACGGCTGGGAATCGTGGCTGATCTTTCCCAAAGCCCATTTTCTTCGCATGTTGCCTATGCCATTCAATTCCCTCTGGGGATTTATGCCACAGAGCAGCCCTCCTGAGTGCCTTCTCACTTGGTGGTTTAATCTTCCCCTGTTTAATGAGATCGAAAGCGTGCGCCCGTTGGTGTTCTCCACGATCAAGGCACTCAAGGTTTTCAATCCTGTTATTGTCTCGGTTATGGTCGATGTGATGAATCGCGCAATGACTCGGAATCTCTCCGAACACAAACCTCCAAACCGCTTGATGCAGTCTTTCTCTCCCCTGTGAGTGATAACGCTCGCCTCTATGGAGTTCAAATAACCTCCCATCGAACTTAGACACTTTGTCGCTGATGATTTCTGGAGCAAGGTATTCTCGGTTAGGCTCTCGGCAGATTTCCACCCTGACTCCGTCAACCATTTGTGATCCGGCGTGCAGACGACCTCCCGGCCAGTATCTAGCGTCACCTCGACGACTTTTTGATTCCTCTTCGTTACACGTCCTCCAGTATGATGTTCCCATCCAGTAACTGTAAGTATCCGTGATGATGAAGGCAATTCAGAAATTGGGAAAATACCCATATCAGTCAGAACCTCAGTATCAGCAGCAAAGCAGAAATGTGATGACCAGTCATGCACAATCTGGTTCTCAACGTAGCCACCGAGCCTGTGTTCCTTTCGGTGGTAACTCTCCAGAGCTTCGATCAATCCGCCCTCGACGTTGACCTTTTCGTGGAACCAGATTTGAGAGAACATGTCCGACATTGCTAGGATGCGCTTGTCGTCTGCTCCTAGTGGTCCTCGCGGCATTGTCAGCACATTCGTCAATCCTGCCTCCTTTAGACGGTCTGAGAAGCTCATATTATCGGAATCGAGCTTAGTCCCATCGTGTGGGAGCAGGTGGACACCGTAATTGTAACCCTTGTCCCTCATGTGAGCGACCCGTTCACCTGTCTTCATCTTCAGCCCAAAGTCGCAATCGATGATCCGAGTGGTTAGGCCCACCCTCTGCCAGTAGATCACGACCGTATTCTCCGGTGCGCCCAAGTCCCACGTTGTGTGGACCATGCAGGAATCATCTACTGGGAAGTCCGCAACCATGCCATTGGCGATAGATCGCGCCATATCAGCAGCGTAGATGGCTCCAGGACGGCCCACAGTGAAATCACACTCATACTCCTGAAGGTAATCATCCTCTGAGACCGTTATATCGCCCCTAATGTCCCTTAATTCGTCTTCTGGTAAAATTCCAGACTCGCTCGCCTTGATAATGAGAGAGAACCAGTCCTCAGATTGGTCCGCCTGAAGGTGTCGCTTGTAGAACGCATTCTTGCCCTTTGGAGTGCCGATGAACCAAGCCCAGCCCTGATAGTCAGAAAGACACGGACGAATGACCGTAGCCCATGCTCCAGGTGGAATGTCGGCAGGTTCATCGAGGATAACGCCATCGAGGTAGATTCCGCGCATCCGCTCGTAGTTCTCTCCAGAATAAAGCCGGATCATGGCACCACTCGGGAACGTGATCTTCAGTTCGCTCTCATTGATTACGATGCCGGGAATCTGGTAGGTGAAACTCTTGAGGTATCCCCACGCGATGTCTTTTGCTTGGTCACGAGTTGGAGCGCAGTAAGCGTATCGAGGTGGTGGATCTTGCCTATCATTCTTCATGACCTCCATTAAGAGCTTCTGAAGCACACCGAACGTCTTACCAGCTCGACGATGAGCCACGATACATGCCCATCGCTTCTTTGTCTCAAGGAATGGTCTGAAGACCTTCCGAGGATTGATCTTGATATTGACAGGCATTAGTCGGTGTCTTTGCCGATGGTAATGGTGATCTCTCCGTTCACGTTCTGGTCAATCTCATGCTTGTCGCGCCAGTCGTCCTTGAACCTGTTCTTCATTTGAAAAATATAGGCCGTTGAGTTGAATCCCGGCACTTCTCCGAATGTTGCGATCCTCCCCTGCTCCTCCCACCATGACAACCCTGCTTCATA